ACATAAAAAATTATTTAATATACATAGAGCAGGGTTACAGCCCTACCTTGATGGTATAGTTAAAGAGATAGTATCTAAATTACACATCGTATACAAGGAGAAGTAGATGTTTATAATATTTTCTATGATAACAAATCTTATTTTTTATATAGACAACAAAGAGTTCTTTGATGAGGTACATCAACAGACAACCACTAACCCTGATCTGGAATGGAATTATGTGGGAAAACAAAAGGTTAACCCCAATGTTAAGTCTATTACAGTAGGAGATGACTACATTTATTTTAGATTGGAGGAGAAGTAAATGAGTGTCATTGAAGGTAAGGTATGGGGTAGTACAGAACCTATACTGCAATCACCAGCCGTGGAAGTACATAGAATTAAGGTAGAGCTTGGAGCTTATTGTTCACAACATAAGCATCAATCAAAGATCAATATGTTCTATGTAATTAGCGGTGAACTAGAGATCCAGAGATGGAAAGACTATGGTTTATGTGACAGTACTCATCTGTTTGCTGGCGATACTTCTATCGTACCAGCAGGGGAGATGCATAAGTTTATAGCCCATCAAGAGACAGAAGCTTTAGAGATCTACTGGGCTGAGTTAAATCATAATGATATCCAACGAACTAATGTAGGTGGAGCATCATATATAGAAAAGGAAAGCAGAGTAGAAGACGGTTCAATACTGGGTAATTTATTTACAAAAGTAGAATAGGAGGAGCGAATGGATATCTTATCATTACTATTATTACTCTTACTATAGGAGAAAAGAATGTCATATATCATTGTTCATATATATGATCCTGAAGATATAGAAACAATGGATGTATTACCTGATGAGAAGGGAGAATCAATTCAGATATTTGAAAATAAAATAGAAGCTATTCAGTTCTTAAATCAAATAGGAATGGATAGAAATTCTTGGATAGATTCGGATGTACATGTAGTGAGACTGCAATGAAAAAAGTATTATTTTTATTAATTATATTTATGATCTTTATTGTTATGATGGCTTCAGCTAAAGCAGATAACTTTAACTGTCTGGTTGAGGCTGTCTATCACGAAGCTAGATCAGAGAGTTTATTAGGTATGCTTAGTGTAGCTAATGTAATACTAACAAGAAAAGAAAACAGTAATTTTCCTAATACAATCTGTCAAGTAGTACATCAAGGAAAGTATTGGAAAGGTAATCCTGTTAGGGATAGGTGTCAGTTTAGTTATTGGTGTGATGGTAAGACTGAAAGATTTGTAGAAATTGAAGGGCTAATTAAATCTATTAATGTTTCAGAGATGGCACTGAAAGGTATACAAGTAAGGCAAGCTGTCGGTGCTACCCATTATCATGCTAACTATGTGACCCCTCGCTGGGCATCTGACCCTCGCTTTAAAGCTTTAGGATCAATAGGTAAACATCTATTCTACATTGACATGAGGGAGTGACAGGAGTATACTATGCAGACAAAAGAAAGTATGGCTACTAAGTTACATAAAAATATTGAATATCTTAATCAACAAATAGAGGAGAAAGATCAGATAATAAAAGAGTTGCGTCAAAAACTAGAGGACTTAGGATATAAGAAAGCAGTTCAAGAATGGGTAGAATTATGAGTAAAAATTTATTTCAAAAGGAGAGACACAATATATTTAGACATCTGGTATACCAATACCATAAGGAAGGGTATTCTCAAAAGGAATCTAAAAAATTAGCCAAGAAAGAAACGGATGAAATTATGGAAGACAAAGAAAGTTTTATGAACATTCTCTTGAAGGAGACATTCGATGATATCTAAGTGGAATATTGTTCTCGAAAAAGAAATGGGTAACATAACCGTAGGATCTTATAAGAATAAGAAACATGCTCAAGAAGAAATAGAATATAGATATACTTTATGTCGCCATATGGGATACGAACCAGACATATCCTATATATTACAGAAAACTACAACCATTAAATAGGAGCGGCCATGACACAAGGATGGCTTGACAGAGGCTCATGTCCAGAATGTGGGTCAAGTGATGGGAATGTTCAGCATTCTGATGGACATTCATTTTGTTTTAGTTGTGACACTAGATTTGGAGAAGATATGGAACATAAATCGAAAGTACTTTTAATGTCAGAGTCTAAGAAATATTCAGGAGTTGAACACAGTAAGATACAAGGTATTATAGCTGCTATTCCAGATAGAAAAATTACTCAGGATACAGTAAGGAAATATAATACTGAAGTTAAATCAACAGGTTCTATAATTACTCACCACATTTATAAATATTATGACGAGGAGGGTAGTCATACAGCCAACAAGATTAAAGAAGTTCAGAATAAAAAGTTCTGGTCCGAAGGTAATCTATCAAAGGCCGTCCTGTTCGGACAGAATATTTTTAATAGCGGTGGTAAGTATATAACTGTATGTGAAGGAGAGATAGATGCTATGTCAGCTTACGAATTGCTGGGTAGTAAGTGGCCTGTTGTTTCTATAAAGAATGGAGCAGCCTCTGCCTTAGAAAATTGTAAGCAATCCTTTGAGTATCTGAATAAGTTTGATAATGTAGTCTTATGTTTTGATAATGATAAGCCGGGACGAGAAGCATCCCAGAAGGTAGCTCAGTTATTTGAACCTAATAAGTGTAAGATTATATCTCTTGAATTAAAAGATGCTAATGAATATTTAAAGTTTAATAAGCGAGAGAAGTTTACTCAGGCATGGTGGGATGCCAAGAACTATACACCTGCTGGTATTATAAATCTTGCTGATCTGGGTGACAGTCTTTACGATGAAACTTATAGTGAGACTTGTCTATATCCTTGGCCTAAGATGAATGAGAAAACCTATGGTATAAGAACTGGAGAACTCGTTACTTTTACAAGCGGTGCTGGTATGGGAAAGAGTTCTATCATTAGAGAACTTATACATCACATCATGATGAATACATTAGATAATATAGGTATCCTTTGTATGGAGGAGAACATAAAGAATACAGCTTTCAATATCATGAGCGTGGAAGCTAACGCTAGATTATATATTAAAGAAGTTAGAGATCAATTTACTGATGACCAATTAAAAGAATGGCAGAAGAAAACTATTGATAACAAAAGGTTCTATGCCTTTGATCATTTCGGATCTGTATCTAATGATGAAGTTCTAGATCGTGTAAGGTATATGGCTAAAGCATTGGACTGTAAGTGGATATTTCTGGATCATCTTTCTATATTGGTATCAGGAAATGAGGAGTTTGGAGATGAAAGAAAATCTATTGATGTTCTAATGACCAAGCTCAGATCTTTAGTAGAGGAAACAGGTATAGCCTTACTGCTTGTCTCTCATCTACGTAGGCCAGCAGGAGATAGAGGACATGAAGATGGCAGGGAAGTTAGTCTCTCTCATCTCAGAGGATCAGCCAGTATAGCTCATCTATCTGATAGTGTTATAGCTATGGAAAGAAATCAACAAGCAGACGATGAGCATGAAGCTAACACTACCACCATTCGCATCTTAAAGAATAGATATACAGGAGATACAGGTATAGCATGTTATTTATTTTATGATAAAGAAACAGGACGCATGTCTCAGGTTGACAATCCTTTTATGGAGAATGACAATGAAGAAACCGTTTGATAAAACACTCTATAATATAGCAGACACTACTGCTAAACAAAAGATGATTGGATGGTTGGAACATACTCAACCAAGATGTACTATTAATTCAGAGGAGACTACTTATTTTGATCTGACTGTTAAGACAGATGATGGAGGAGATGCACAACTTTATGAGGTAGAGATTAAGTATGCATGGAAAGGGGAGTGGCCTAGTTCATGGGCTGAGTTACGTATCCCTTATAGAAAGAAAAGATTATTAGATAGATGGAAGGACAAGCACCGCAAATGTCTATTAACTTTCATAGTTTTTAACCATGATTGTAGTAAGGCATGGCATATAGATGGAGATACGGTACTGGAAAGTGAAGTCAAGGAAGCACCCAATAGGAATATTAAAAAGGGAGAATTGTTTTTCCACATTCCTATAAAACAAGCTTATCAAGTGGACATGACATATGAAAAGAGCAATAGTTGATATAGAAACAGATGATCTTAATGCTAATATTATACATTGTATTGTAGCTCATTCTTATGATGGCAGTACAGAAAAAGTTTGGATAGGAGATGAGTGTCTACAGTTCGGGGATTGGTCTAAACAAATAGATCAGTTTATAATGCATAACGGTATTAGTTTTGATGCTCCTGTCTTAAATAAATTAACAGGTTCTAACATTAAATTAAATCAGATAAGAGATACTCTTATTGAATCTCAGTTATACAATCCTATTAGAGAGGGAGGACATTCCCTTGAAACATGGGGAGAAAGACTTAAATTTCCCAAGGGAACTTTCACTGAGTTTAAATATTATAGTCCAGAGATGTTAGAGTACTGTAAAACAGATGTTGAGTTGACAGGTAAACTTGCCAAGACTTTAGAAGAAGAAGGGAAGATGTTCTCGACACGCTCTTACGAACTGGAACGAAAGGTAAGAGCTATTATAGATCAGCAGCAGATGAATGGCTTTGCTTTTAATATAAGAAAGGGAATGCTTCTATTGTCTAGGCTTGAGGATGAACAACATCAGCTTGAAAGAGATGCAGAAGAAATGTTTGAACCTGTTATCACTTACTCTCCTGTTAGAAAGGTACGTAAGAGTACATCTTTTAATATTGCCAGTAGAAAACAGATAGCTGAACGTCTGATGGAGAAGGGGTGGAAGCCTAAACATCACACTGATAAGGGAAACATTATAGTCTCTGAAGAAATTCTTGATAAGATAAATATGAAAGAGGCTAAGATGTTTAGTCGGTACTTCCTCTTACAAAAGCGTACAGGTTTACTTAAATCTTGGATACAAGAATGTGGTGAGGATGAGAGGGTCAGAGGAAAGGTACTGACCTTACGTACTGTAACAGGAAGGATGGCCCATCACAGTCCTAACATGGCCCAAGTACCAGCCAGTTACAGTCCTTACGGTAAGGAATGTAGAGAGCTATGGACTATAGATAATCCAGATACCCATACTCTGATAGGTACTGATGCCAGTAGCCTTGAGCTACGTTGTCTTGCTCATTACATGGAAGATGAAGAGTTTACTAAGGAAGTTCTGACAGGGGATGTGCATACAGCCAATCAGAAAGCTGCTGGACTAGAGACAAGGGACCAAGCAAAAACTTTCATCTATGCCTTTCTTTATGGGGCTGGACCTTTCAAGGTAGGTAAGGTAGTAGGTGCTGGTGCTAAGAGAGGACAGCAATTAATTAATAACTTCCTACAGAATATGCCGAAGCTAAAAAGATTAAGAAATAATATTATAGAAGCTTCTAAGACAGGAAAGGTTGGCGCTTTAGATGGAAGACAGTTACATATCAGAGCTTCTCATGCCAGCCTTAACACTCTCTTACAAGGAGCAGGGGCTATCGTATGTAAGCAGTGGCTGGTACAGATGGACAGTCACATTAGAAAAGAAGGGGTTGATGCTAAACTGGTAGCATCCATCCACGATGAGTATCAGTTTGAAGTTTCTAAAAAGGATACAGAAAGATTTGGACGGCTGACCAAGGATGCTATGCATGAAACAACAGAGATATTAAATATGAAATGTCCTCTGGATTGTGAGCATAAGATAGGGAAGACATGGGCAGAGACACATTAATAAATTAGATGTTGACCTGCTATCTAGAGTGTGATATACTTCCCCAACAATAAGAAAGGAGATGAACCTTTAAAGTTTGAGTCTAGATGCTGGTTAGCTGTGCAGAGCTAACGAGTTAAAAAGTTTAACGTTAATTGTAATTATCAAAAAAGGAGTAAAGTATATGAGTATCATTTCAGGCGAAGCGTACTGGGCGCATGTCATTACCCCAAATACTAAATTTAATCCCGATGGCGAGTGGTCAATCGAAGTTTGTAATCTTAATGCAAAGAACAAGAAGGTTGCAGAAGGCGATGGCCTGACCATTAAAAATAAAGGTGATGATCGTGGAGATTTTGTCACTCTCAAGCAGTACGCTCGTACCAAAGATGGTTCTTCCCGTGCCATTACAGTAAAAGATTCTGAACGCAATCCCTTTCCTACTAATAAGCGTATCGGAAATGGCTCAAAGGTTAATGTATCTTATTTTCCGAAAGAGTACACTGTATATGGCGGTGGTGTCAAAGGTTATCTTAATGCTGTACAAGTAGTAGAGTTAGTAGAGTATAATACAGATGACTTTGATGTTGTACCCGGTGGGTACGTGAATGAAGGGTTAGAAGAAATACCCTTCGCTTCCTAATAATTAAAGGAGATAAGG